ATCAGGCAGCAAATGCAAGGGACCATCAAAAGTTCCTTGAACAAAATATACTTAAGTTAAATCATAAGTCGTTTCACCAAATAGTTGTATTAGGGAGTAGTTCGTTTATTCCTTTTATGCAGTTACCGGTATGGTCTCGCAGGGAGGTGATTGAAGACCTACTAGACATAAACATATTCTCGAAAATGAATCAAATTCTAAAAGAGAGAAATGCAACTATTCGAAACAATCTAATTGATATTAACCATAGCCTTGAGCTCATCAAAACAAAGATGGCATCTCAAGATAAGTATATTACAGATCTTAATGCTATTAATAAGGATCAGATTGGACAGAAGAAAGATTCTATGGAAATACATTCCATTAGGATTAAAGATATCTTTAAGGAATCAAAAACCTTAGGAGAAAATCTTACAGCTTCGTTGAGATCTGAAACTACAAATTATGAGAAGCAAATAGATCAGATATCTGATTTTAAATCTCATGATAATACATTAAATAATTCTATTAAAAAGCTAGTACAGGATGCGAAATTTTATGAAGAGAATGATGAATGCCCAACGTGTGACCAATCAATCGAGGAGTCGAAGAAGACAACAAAGATTGCAGCAATCAAAACTGAAGCCGGAAGTATTCAACAAGAAAAACAAGACCTTGACAGAAAATTAAGCGTATTAAATACTACCACTAAATCAATCAATCAGAGTATAGAGAAACTAAGAGAACGTCAGAATAAAATCAATTCTAACAACGATCAGATTTCTTTATTACAACATGAGATTGATAAGATCCAAAAAGAGATCTCATCTCTATCGGGTCAAAGCGGTGATATTAAACAGGCTAAGAAAGATCGTATAATATTACAGAGTGATAAAGATTCTGAAACCGAACGTAAATTAACTATGGTCGAAGAAAGAACTTATAACGAAGTAATTGGAGAGATGTTAAAAGATACTGGAATCAAAACAAAAGTAGTAAAGCAATATTTACCTGTAATGAATAGGTTCATAAATCAATACTTACAGATTCTAGATTTCTTTGTAGCATTTCACTTAGACGAAAACTTTAATGAAACTATTAGGTCAAGACACAGAGATACATTTAACTATGCATCTTTCTCAGAAGGAGAGAAACAAAGAATCGATTTGTCTCTTCTATTCACTTGGCGCCAAATCGCTAAGATGAAAAATTCAGCAGCTACTAATCTATTAATCTTGGATGAAACATTCGATTCAAGCTTAGATGTAGATGGCATTGAAAACTTAACAAAGATCTTAAGTACACTTGATGATGATACAAATGTATTCATTATATCTCATAAGGGTGATGTTCTGGAAAACAAATTCAGATCAAAGATTGAGTTCTATAAGGAAAAAGACTTTAGTAAAATAAAGTAAATCTTGCAGTGCTCATAGCTCAATTGGATAGAGCAACAGCCTTCTAAGCTGTAGGTTCCAGGTTCAAGTCCTGGTGGGCACACCAATTAATAAAGGAAACACAAATGGAAATGACGTACCTTGAGTATAAACTTAAGATGGACAGTCATGGTATACAGTTCTCTGATGATAAAGATCGAATTACTATGGCTACACTCACAGAAAGACACGGATTTGAAGAAGGTGATATGTTCAGATTCTCTACTGATTCAGAAGGAAAGTTGATGTTACAGAAGGTAAAAATGCCAACAATTGCTGATATCTTGCAATAAATGTGAAATTAACGAAAATAAAGGTGTACATTTGCTAAGAACTATGGTATAATATACTTATATTGAGAATAAAGTAATGGGAGTTAATTTATGTATAATACCACAGTAGCCAAACTACTAGCCAAAGAGAACATAGAAGTTCAATACGGCAACTATCAAACAGCATGGTTCGACATCGAATCTAGAACTCTAGGCTTGCCTTTATGGAAAGACATGGGTAAAGATGTGCACGATCTATTTGTAGGTCATGAAGTTGGTCATGCTCTCTATACACCATACGAAGGTTGGCACGATTCTCCAACGAATGTAGAAAAACTACATGGTTGCCCTAGGTCATATATTAATGTATGTGAAGATGCTAGGATCGAAAGAATGATTAGATCTGAATATCCAGGACTTGTAGGTCCAATGGCTAGAGGATACAAAGTCTTAGCTAACCAAGAATTCTTTGGTGATATTAATAATGTTGATTTTGATTCAGTAAAGCTAATCGATAAAATCAACCTTAAAGCAAAATTACAAACTCTTATTGAAGTTCCGTTTAATAACGAAGAAGCTACTTTATATAGAAAAACAATGACAACCGAAACCTTCGATGAAGTGATCGATATAGTAAAAGAGATATTAGCTTATACAAAAGAAAATACTCCTGAGTTAATTGCTAAGCCAGAACCACAACCTGAGGAAGAGAATAAGAGTGAAGAAGAGCAACAAGAACCACAATCCCAAGCAGACGCAGATCCAACCTCAGATGGACACGACGATGGCGAAAGCACCGAGTCAAACAATACTGACACTACAGAAAACAAGGAAGAAGAAGGAGACTGTAGTTCTACGGAATCTGAAGAGCAAGAAGAAAGTGACGATGACACTCCGCAGAAAGAAAAGGCTGCAAGTAAAAACCCTGAAGCAGGTGTAGAAGAGGAAGATCATTCTATTACTGATATGATTTATAGAAACTCTGAAGAAAGATTACTTGAGCAAGATTCACATGGTCAGCAAACTCTCCTTGGAAGAGATAGAGGTAAAGATACTATTAAGTCATCTGTTATACCTTACCCTCTACTTAAAGAATCTAGAGCTCAGAAAATAAAAGATAACAGATATGGATCTGATGATTCTGACATCATGGATGATTACCCAACGTATATGAAAGCTGTTAAGAAAGCTACTAACGTTGCAGTAAAAGAATTCGAAATGAAGAAGGCTGCTTTTCAATGGCAGAGAGCTGCTACTGCAAAGACTGGATTATTAGATACTGATTCTATTCACGCATACAAAACATCTGATGATATCTTTAAGAGAGTTACCAATTTGGCTGATGCTAAAAATCATGGTATGATTATGATAATCGATTACTCAGGTTCTATGATGTCGACAATGCATCACGTACTTGATCAGTTAATTCACCTATCAACCTTTTGTAAAGCAATCAATATACCATTCGATGTATATGCTTTCACAACTTCAGGCTGGAGAAATGATGACATCGATGAATGGAAAATGAAAGATGGAGAAGTTGATTTCGATAATCTTAAAATGCCTCATCTACTATCTTCTACATTTAAGAAAGCAGATTACAACGATGCTATTCAAAGTCTATACAAAAAAATGCTAGCGAACAAAACATCAAGTCAAAGATGGGATTCAGAAAGCTGGAAGAATTACGATGAAGATATGTATACATCTAAGTATGAGCAATATGGTTCAACACCACTTGATGCAGCATTGATTGTAACTCATCACTTAGTTAACTCGTTTAGAAAGAAGCATGCTGTCGATAAGATGAACTTATGTGTTATCTCAGATGGAGATTCAAATCATCTAAACGTTGCTAGAGATGCAAAGTTATCAAAGAAGCTATACGCTGAAACAAGAAGCAATTACAGTAATGGTATGAAACTAGTAGTTGATAGAAAACTGATTAACCTTGAAGGATACAGAACTCAAGCTACCAAATGCTTACTAGATAACCTATCAAAAAGATATGGTGTAACCACCCTTGGATTCTTTATTGCTCAAGACAGGCATGACTGGAACAACAAGATAGCTCAAGTATCTGGCTATGGTTCAACTAATAAGTGCAACAAAGAATATACAAAGAATAAAGTTGTTGTAATGAATAATACTATAGGATACGACAAGTTCTTTCTACTAAAAGGTGGCAAAGATCTGGCAGTTAATTCACCTGAAATGGATGATATGATTACAGGTGATATGAGTACAGCTCAGATCAGAGCAGGGTTCAAAAAGTATACCAAAGGCAAAAGGAATTCGAAAGTATTAATGAAGCAACTAGGTGGGATAATCGCCTAGTGCACCAGCGTGAATCTAAGTGGGTAACCCCCTTGCTTCTCTGTTTAGATGCACACACGATCACTCATCAGAAATAAAATGAAATTAACGAAAATAAAGGTGTACATTTGCAAAGAACTATGGTATAATATACCTATATTAAAAAATAATAATAGATAAGGAGTCTACATTATGAATAAAGTGAAAATAAGCACTCAAAAAATCCTCGAGGTATTAGCCTCAAGGTTTCCAGACAAAACGGAATTTAGAACTAGCGAAGTAGTTGATACTGGCAAGTCACTAGGTTACACTGGAAAAGATTGGAACCCGCTACTACAACCAGAGAATAGAATCAAGAGAGGCATGTTTTGTCTAGCTTCGTTCATTCAACCTGTAGAAGATGTGGTTACAAATTCCGCCCCTCGCATGTTAAACAACGTGGTAGCTATGGCACCTCAATCAATAGTAAATAAGGAAAGGACCTATGCTAAAATAGATCCTACGTATATAGCATGGGGAGCACATTCTGATGTAACAAGAGTTATTAAGTCTGATATGTTCTACCCAATTTATATCTCAGGTCTTTCTGGCAACGGAAAAACTTTCATGGTCGAACAAGCATGTGCTAAGCTCGGCAGAGAGTTCATAAGAGTTCAAATCAATCCTGAAACTGATGAAGATGATTTAATCGGTGGATTCAGGTTGATCAATGGAGAAACAGTTTTCTCTAAAGGACCAGTTCTGAAAGCAATGGAAAATGGAGCAATCCTTCTCTTAGATGAGATCGATAGAGCTACAAATAAAATCATGTGCTTACAAGGAATCCTTGAAGGCAAACCAGTCCTAGTAAAGAAAACTGGTGAAGTGGTTGAACCGGCAGCAGGATTCAATATTATAGCTACAGCTAATACCAAAGGCAAAGGCTCAGAAGATGGCAGATTTACTGCAGCTTCGATTATCGATGAAGCATTCCTTGAAAGGTTTACTATATCAATCGATCAGCAATATCCTTCAGCGGCAGTTGAAAAGAAAATTGTTATTAAGCACTTTGAAAAGTTTGGTGTAGATCTTAATGAAGACGTTAATGATTTTACAACACAGCTTATTAACTGGGCTGATATCATTAGAAAAACTTTCTATGATGATGGTGTAGATGAAGTAATTTCAACTAGAAGGCTTTGCCATATTGTTCAAACATACTCTATCTTTGAAGATAGAATGAAAGCAATCAATCTTTGTATTGCTAGGTTTGATGATGATACTAGGGAAGCATTCCTTGATCTTTACACTAAAGTAGATTCAGGAGTTTCATTCGAAGATCCTGAAGAAGAGGCAGGTTACTAAAATGAATCCTTTACTTTTACTAAAAACTGTGGTATAATATATCTAATGAATAAAATATTATTAAAAACAAACTATAAATTTAATGAAGGAGCTCTTATCAAAGAGTTCCAAAATTATGTAGACGGTACTTATGCAGGACATTATGGAGAAGGTGGATTTCAATCCTCTGAAGTCATAGTTGATCGTGGACATGGCCTAGGATTCTTCTTAGGAAATGTCGATAAGTACAACGCCAGGTACGGCAAAAAAGGTGGTCCTTCTGATCATCGCAAAGACTTAATGAAGGTGTTACATTATGGTCTCTTGGCTCTATACGAGCACGACAGAATAAACACACCAACAGAGAAAAAATAATGAATATATCAAATGACACACTTGACGTGCTAAAAAACTTTGCTAGTATTAATCCCAATATGGTAATTAAACCTGGCCAACAACTGAAAACAATATCTGAAGCTAAGAACATTCTTGCCACCGCTGATATTATTGAAGACTTTCCGCAGGAGTTTGGAGTCTATGACTTAAACGAATTCTTGTCAGTCAACAATCTAGTAGCACCAGCAGAATTCGAATTTCAAGATAAATATGTTGATATGAAAAGCGAATCAGGTTCTAAAGTTAAGTACTACTTTTCTGAACCAGAAATTCTAACAACTCCACAAAAGGATATTAGTATGCCTGACTGTGAGTTTGGAATTCAATTATCTGATGACCTACTCAATCAATTTAAAAAGGCAGCTGCAGTATTAGGTCATAGTGAACTAGTATTAACGGGTGACGATGGAGTTATTACAGCTTCGGTACTAGATGAAAAAGATTCCACAGCGAATACTTTCTCTCTACAAATCGATAGTAATAACGAATGTAAAAACAAATTCAGCTTTGTTATTAACATCAATAATCTAAAGCTATTAGCTGGTGATTACTATGTTAGTATCTCTTCTAAGCTTATAAGTAATTGGTCTAATACTTCACGTAATGGATCTATAAATTATTTTATTGCTTTAGAAAAAACAAGCGAATTTAATGTATAAATATAAATACATAAAAGAATTTCTCATTAATAATAATGAGGATATGGTGGAAGATGCGGATTACCGGTCTTCTCAAATTAGTCTACTTTGCAAAGGAGAAATAAAATGACTGAAGAAGTAAACGCGGCAGCAATGCCGGCAGCTGAAGAAGCTGCACCTCAACTAACTCTTGGGGATATCGCGACATTGGTACAAATCATTGATTTGTGTTCAAAGCGTGGTGGATTCGAAGGATCAGAACTGGAAGCAGTTGGAAGTCTTAGAACAAGAGTAGTAACATTCCTAGAAGCAAACCAACCTAAAGATGGCGCTCAGCCAGCTGAAGGTACTATGGTTCCTGCTGAATCGGAAGAAGTAACAGAAGCTGTAACAGCTGAAGGTTAAAACTGAGGGGGACTTTCGGGTCCCCGCTCTTTTATTATTATAAATTATTGGATATATTATGAATACAAATGAATCAAAGTCGCTACTCAGCGCATTAAAACAAGGCACTGTAACAGTAACCTTTAATAAAATAGATACTGGCGAAGTAAGAGTTATGCCATGTACTCTCAACCCTGCAGTATTAGAAGCTAATAATGTTACTAGCAAATTTAACTATGAACCACAGAACATGGAAGCTTTCCCTGTATGGTCATTAGACAAGAACGCGTGGCGAGCTTTTAGACTTGATACAGTAACTGGTTGGGAGGTTCTTTAATGCAAGAATTCTTATGGGTAGAAAAGTATCGTCCTCGAATTATCGATGATGTTATATTACCAGACCATTTAAAGTCCACCTTCAAAAAGATTGTCGAAGGTGGCGAATTACATAACATGCTTCTAACTGGCTCTGCTGGTCTCGGTAAAACTACCGTAGCAAAAGCTATATGTAATGAACTCGGATTAGATTTTCTTTTGGTCAATGGATCTGAAGAAGGTGGTATCGATATACTACGTAATAAGATTAAACAGTTTGCTAGCTCAGTTAGTTTGCAAGGTGGTTATAAGGTAGTTATATTAGATGAAGCTGATTACTTAAATCCACAATCTACTCAGCCAGCTCTTCGTGGATTCATTGAAGAGTTTAGTGCTAACTGTAGGTTCATCCTAACATGTAACTTTAAAAATAGAATCATCGATCCGTTGCATTCTCGTTGTACAACAATTGAATTCAATGTATCTAAGAAAGATAGTATGGCGTTATGTGCCCAGTTCTTAGAACGATGTGAAATGATTCTTAAAATGAACAATGTAAATTACGAGAAACAAATACTAGCAGAATTAATCATGAAGCATGCGCCCGATTGGCGTAAGGTTCTAAATGAATTACAGAGATATTCTGTGAGTGGTACTATT